CACAGATAAATAGTGATTTATCTTATAAATGGGTAGTTTTAACCCTTAAATATGGCACGACACAGGCCTGGAATAAGCTCCTAATACGCAAATTTGGAAACATATGTATTTTGGTAGGGGTGCTTGTTGTACCTGCAGGTGTCGTGGCATGGGAAAGACACCAGATTTTTACATTTCCGGACGGTTATATCCCTGCTGCAAATATCAACTGCATACTTATGTCAAGCAATAATAATGTATGCAGATTTATGACAGATGCAAGAAAGGCGGAAATTGTTTTCCCGGAAAATCAGACTGCAGAACAGGATATTTGGTTTAATGTTGCCTATATCGTAATGTAATGCATATCACCATGTACTGACTTTTGATACATAGGTAATGCCGCCAAAGATGATTTTACCCCCTACAGGCACATCCATGGGATCCACCGCAAGGTACCCGCCCTCATCGATCTGTACAACACAATCAGCGGCCACACCTGGAACGGAAACCACGCAGCTTGTAGCAACGTCATGTGCTGGAGGTAATCCGGACGCCACGACATAGCCCGCATAGGTACCGTTACATTTGGCCTGCATCTTAAGCTTAAAATTTACCTCGACAAGGGCACCCCACTGTTTTACCGTGATTTTGGTGTCCGTGCCGACATTTTGTACATTGCTTGTGTCATATGTAGGCGTGATCACCCGGTTTTTGATTGCGGTCTGCTTTTTAGTTAAATCACTATTTATCTGTGTAATCTTGGTCTCATGCTGATCATACAAACCTTTTAGTATCTTACCCTGTACCGCATCCAGCCAGGTACCGGCCACTGTGGCCAGCAGGCTGTTAGTTCCGGACGGTATCTTGACCGTCTTAGCAGCCGACCCGTCATAGCTACCCGTTACGCCGCCTGTAAAAGTAAGCGCCTGTGGATTTTTTAAGGACGCAGGCACGGTAGGGATCGTTGGTTTGTTGCTTAGGTCAGCGTAGCTGCCCGAAAAGGCTACCAACTTTAAATCGGCAAACGTTTTCATTATCTTTCCAAACAGTGTGTTCAAGCTGTCTCCGCTGTTTATGTTCGTCTGGTTCTGCGCCTGCACAAAAGATACCGTGGCGTTGGATGCGTCTCCGGTACTGTCAATCTTTTTCTCCACGTTCGCTATAATCGGTTTGATCCCCTTTTTCCAGAAATAATTTAAAAGGTTCATTGTTACGTGTTTCATTTTATTCGTCCTCCTGTCTGAAAGTATCGTTTATAATCTCGTCCATGGCCGCTATCTCCGCTTCCGGAGTATCTCCTTCCGTCTCAAATGTCCCGGCCAGTATCCGGTCTATGTCCCCGGCGTCTCCCTCCGTAATTTCGTCAAGCTTTTTCTTGTCCCCGGCGCTCATAATGCCGTTTGCTTCCTGCGTGGCAATGGGAAACGTGTCTGCGTTGGAGGGCTCCGCATAGGTACCGTCCCCCCGCAGGTATTTTCCCTCTTCCCCCGCCTTCGGTGCGGGGGCAAGGCCGCTTTCTCCCGCCTTTTCAGCCGTGGCCCCTTTCATGACCTTCGGGATGTCGGTCTTTTTTGCAAACAGCTCCGCGATCTTTGCCGCCAGCTTGTCAGAAAATATCTCAATCAGTTCCATTGCCGTCATTTTCCTGCACCTCCCCGAATGACCTGTCTACAATTGCCTGTATCCTCTCCTGGGTTGTCTCTTCCGGCTCATCCTCCACAAAGGTGCCGCTTATGATCTCGTCGACGTCCTGCTCCGTCCCCGTCTCAAAAAATCCGTCCTCGCTGTCGTCCACATAGGTGCCGCCTATGATCTGGTCAACGTCTCCCGCCGTTCCCACGTCGTACATCACCGTCAGCAGGTATTCTATGTGCTCCAGCAGCTTCCCGTTTTCGGCTGCCGCAAGTGTCGCTTGAATCCGCTCGAACCATTGCAAAAAATCGCCCTCTCCTTGCTCCCGGAAATCCAGAAATCCCTGCAGCAGCTCCGCAAGATCCGTGTCACCCTTTGACTTAAGGTTGTTTATGTAGGTAATGATTTCGGTCTTAAATTCTTCGTATTTTTGATTGCCCTGACTGGATATCAGAACAAAATAATTATTCAACTGTTCCGTTATGCTATTGTAAGCGTCAAGAGACATCTTCCGAAATTCTTCATAACTGACATTGGACTTATTTACAAAATCCTCATAAAAGGAATTAAGTTGCGCAAAAAACACGGAAGTGTCAAGACGGTCAATAAGCTGCGTAATATATCCGCACACGGAACTGTCCGCCCGGGTATCGGTTATACTGCTCTGTGTGATCACCTTTTGTCCGGGTGTCAGCCTGATCTCTGCAAGACATAATTCAAAATAATCGCCCGCAGACGGGCGGATCAATTCTGGCGGCACTGGTCTGACCGCTTCCGCCCCCTTCTTGATTAAAATCTCCACGATACGATCCAGGTAATTACAGCGCATGATAACGCGGTCAATCCGGCTGTGCGCCTGCGGTGCTCTGTCTATAAGCAATTCCCCCACTTCGTTGTCATAGCAAAAATGCCCTTTTACCATGCCGAATCCTGGATCCCGCTCGAGTTTCAGGCCACTTCCGGAAGCCCGTATCCGAAAACAGGTTGAAGGACGAGCCATAACCCCGTCGCTGACCAGCATTGAAAAGAACAATGCGAACAGATCAGATGTTTCAGCCCGATCAAAAATCGGCATGCCCTCTTCATCTACCCCTATGATGTCCGAATCAAAATATCCATAGCGTAAAGCCATTTTTATGCGGTCTCCTTCCTTATAATCTTTTTGAAGTCCGTCACGGTGTCATTTCCAAAGATAACGCTCAACGTCCGTTTGGAGCCTTCAATCACTTCCTGTATCTCGGTGATCCGTTTGGAGCATTCAATATTCACGTCACTGTATCGATAAGTGCACAGATCCCCTAAATCAAAGTCAGTTCCGTATACAAGATTGGCGGACGGATCCACGTCACTGTCAACCTTTTCAATGACCGCATAATCAGCCAGCTTTTCAAGCCCTCGCTGAAACAGCAAATCCCTGTACTGCGCATCCGTATAGCTCACGTTGTCAGAATGCTGCTGCAGGTCTCTGGCGTCAACCCACAGCTCACGGCGTTCTTCATCAGGGCTTTGCCGGATATCCACTTCAACCACAATCCTGGCGGCCCCTTCGCCTTCACCGGCTACATACGCCACATTCTTACAATCCGATTCGTCACGGTCGTACTGCGCATTTCTGATGTTTCTGAAACTGTCAGAGAAGATCGCCCAGCTGTTCCCCGTCTGCGTATCCCTGCGGTCAAGGCCTTTCCAGACTTCGTATGTCAACGTATTCTCCAGATAATTAAACACAAGCCGCTGTGACATTTCCTGCGTTTTCAGCGTGTCGTAGAGACGATCTCCCACGTGATCCCCGGTATTCTGCAGGGTGATGGGACTGCCGCCGCCTCGCAGCGCTCCCAGCTGTATGTGCGGAATCTTCCTGTCGGCATCTGCCGGATTTATAACATATTGGTTCATTACGGAATGGGCCAGTTTCTCTGGTGTGCCCGTCCGGTTAAAAGTGGGATGGATCACGTTATTGTTAAGCAGGTGCTCGGCAAAATAGCCCTTGCAGTATGCGGTCTTTTCGCTCTTTTCCCCGCGCATGAAATTGACTTCCCGGATCACCCCCAGCTCCGTGCGGTCATTCCTGTAAAGGTACCGGCCGCTATTGATCAGATCAAAATATTCAGCGGGCACGTGAAGCTCAAATATACCCGGGGAATAGTACCGGCGGTACCACAAAAGGGTGTTAAATACCCGCACGGATCCCATAGTCTGGAAATCTTTATTAAATATAATAAACTGCATGCTACACCCCCAGATATTTAGGCCGGTAATACAGGTTCACATCCAGATTCGTATAGTTTTCATCTGCGTCATATTCCAGATAATTATCGCCTACGGCCAACTCAAAGGGCTCCGACTTCCGGTCAATATGGTGATAATAATTCGCCCCGTTCAATTCGATGACCTGGTGGCGGGGATTCGTGTCAATCAATAAAATATCGCCCACCGACATATCACACACAACCCGCATGAATTGACCGGTCTTAATGCTGGTTATTTTGGGATTCTTTACGCTTCCCCGCTTCGCCACGAACTGGATCTGAATCCCCGTGGAAACGTCCCCGTCATTGGCAAGCACCACTTCCTTGTGCAACGTTCTGTACCCCGTGATCATGCCGCCCAGCATCAGCCCCCTTGCACGCTCCGGATATTGATTTTTACTCGTGGCCCTGCGTGCCAGGCTATGCCACGGAAAATGAAACTGCTTTGTATAGTGGGCCATGTTCTTACCAAAATTATCCACATTCAGCATGTAGGGATCCGGACACATCAGATCCACAATGATGCCCAGCCGAGTGTCAAGATTGCGCTGCTTCGCAAAAGTCCACCCTTCCAGTTCATATTCAATATTCCGGGAAATACCCATGTTGGTAATCAGGGCTTTCCCGGTATACTTTGGATTGAAGAATTTAATGACCGCCGCCCGGTTTTCCGGGTTGTTACGGCCGCTCCGAAACTTCGCCTCTATGTGGATAGGACGCTTTCCTATCTTTTTTCCGTCCACGGATACCCCGTCCACCAGAGCATTGTCTGACGTGCTTATCTCCAGTTCCGAGGATTCAAGGCCGGTCACTTTCGTGATATCGATATCCTCGCCCGGCCCCATTAT